GTTATCTGTCCCAAATATAGGTTTTTGATTTTTAGGTTTACCAACTATACAATCTCCTATCTGAATGTCTTGCAAACATTTCCAAGCAAAAGTTAAATCCCTTTGAAGCGTCAATACAGGATGCTCATAAGTTCCTTGTAATTCATACCCTCTATTTGTTTTAATTTTAATAGTTTTTGCTTTAGACTTATAAGCAAATTCCGTTAACTCTTCTCCATCTAAAGAACTAATCTTTTTAACTAACGGAGAAACACCATCTTCTTTAATAAATTCATTAAGATATAAAAATCCATCCTGAGTATTAACTAAAGTATTACCACAAAGGCACTTCCCCGTTCTGGGCGGGGCGCATATAAACCCGTATTTTTTATCCTCTCTTAACCATGTATCAACAATCTCTTGCTGATTCGCAGTCGGAATCCCATCAATTTCCTCTCCGGCTCTAAGTTTGCCCGTCCATTTTATCGGATAGTCAAATTTAGCTTCGCACCTCAAATCTTTATAAGAGCTGAAGTCTATTCCCGTATATTTAGTGACTCTTTTAAGATTACCGGCGGGTAGGGTAACATAATCAAACCCATTAATGGTTTTCATTCCCCAGAGATTAATTATAGCGTTATTTGCTGGACACACACTACACATTAATTCATCATGCTTATATTGGCAGCGATTACAGATTACCTCATCTTTGCCGTCTACTGTATAAGCTCGTTTAAGAGCTTCAAAATCTTTAACATCCTCTAAGGGGATATATATTTTAGATTTAATTACACCCTGTGCCATAAAATCATTCCTGCAAAATTAAATATAAGCTACTGCCACCCTAAAGAGAGAGCATCTTGCGAATCAATTTTTATCATTTCTCATTTTTTAGACGTACAAAACTCATTATAGTCCATCTTATTTAATGTGCAAGTTCTAAACAAATCCTTGTCAACTGAATAAAGTTTCTCGCACTGCTCTGCTGAAGGCTCCCTATACCAAACACATTCAGAACTCCTTAACTCTGTTTTACAAGAAACTAATAATAAAATCAATGAAAATAAAATAATTCCTTTAAACATTTTTCTTTCTCCGATGATAAGGTCTTTTGGCTTTCTTAACTGGTTCCTGCGAATTTTGTGTGTTTTTACTCTCCAACTCGTTCGGATTTTGTGGCTCAACGTTTTTCTTACGTCTGCTCCACGTTTTTTTGGTTTTTGGTTTATCAGCTTCCTTTTCCGAAGAATCTTCTGTCTTTGGGTCATAAAGAGTTATTTGTTCGTTAAAAATTGTTTTATGTGGACCCTTTTCAATTATATGAAATTCAGTTGTAGTCTTTTTATTTACAGTGTTTTTCTCAAATGACATATTAGCGTCTTGAACAAGATTAGCTAACATTGTAATCGTAACAATCAGGTCTGTCTTTAATTCAATCTCTTCAAGTCCAAAATTAAACTTTAATAAAGTACCACCGCCGGGAATTGCTGTAATATCAAAGATTCCCAAAGCATTTAAAGTTATATCTTCTGAATATTCAGCGTATGGCGATTCTTTAAAATATTCCTTTTTTATTGTAATGTCCATTACTTATTTCCTTTCTCTTTTTTCTTCTGTTTTTCCAACCACTCTAAAAGCTGGTCATCATTCATTTTATCTTTTTCTTTACTTGCTTCTAATTGATGTTCACGTTCTTTATCAATATCAATTTGATTCTGAAGTTTACCGGAATCACGATATACAGAAATAAGTAAATAGAGCATCAAAGCTCCAAAGAATATTAATGTGCAAGTTAAATAAATCATCTAAATTTAATCCTCCTTTTTGCTGGGAACTAACCGTCTCTTGACGGATGCTAAAACAAAACCTCTTAATTTTCTGATATCCGAGTCTTCTTTAAGATAAATTTTATTATTATAACAATGAAATATCGCCAGATATTTTGTTGTTATTTCTTTCTTTATTAACTTTTCATCATAAAGAGCCGTCACAAATTGAGTCAAGTCTTTATAAGAGGTTGCAATAAACATTGTGGTTTTTATGGCAGCACAATATACCTTATTATGCTTGATATTCTCCAAAACGTTTTTAATTTCGCTTGAATTTTGAGGCTTATATATAACAAGGTCTTTGTACTTATAATCTCTTAAGCGTATAGGTTTAATCTCAATCGCCATCATGCACCTCTTTTTTTTGAAAACAGGTTGCAATGACAAACGCCGTTATCTGCAATCTCACTCAAACATTTAACGGAGTTGCATCCGTGTTCATTGTCATCAGGAGGATAACACGGACATTTTTTAAAATTATCTTTGCCAAAGAACTTTAATTTTGTTTTAGCAATACTAACCAAAACTCTCTCATTGACAGAAAGATTTTGTTCATTACCGATTTGTTTTAATGCCTGAATCACATAATCCAAGTCTTTTAAATTTGTATTTTCCATTATTTTTTCTCACCCATTAATTACTCTTGAAACAACTGCTGCGAGTTTTATACGCTGTAAATAACCAGTACGAATATTTTTCAAAGACTTACATTTTATACCAAATGCTTTTGCCAGATTTCTAAACTCGGTTATTGTCAGTTTATCAAACTCTTTGCTTTTTTCAATCAACATTCCCACAAATAATCTTTTTTCCTCATCAGATTCAATATTATTAACCCGACAATAAGAATCTATACCTAAAGCGTTAAAATACTTATCAAAATTATTAAAGATAACCTGTTCTAACTTTGGCATAGGTCCCATCGGTTTTCCGCGAGGAGTGTTTTCATATTTACGAGAACGAGCATATTTTAAATAATCCCCATCAACAACCACAGGCTTCTCTGCAAGAGTTTTTTGTATAAACGCTTTGGTATCGGCATCCATATTATCATCAATCAATATTTCCGGTGTTTTCTCCGCATCTGCAACCAACGGCTCGTTATTGGCAGGGGTATTATCAAAAGAACTTTCATTAACGTCTGTTTTACTTTCAAGATTTTCTTGTGGTATTACCTCATCTAGCGTTATGTTATCAGGGGTTTCCGTATTCTCCTCTTTAATATTCTCTTGTATCACAGGCAAAGAGCTATTATCAGCAAGAGGATTCTTATTATCTGGAACATTAGAAATGTCATCTTTTACATGTTCGTCAATAATTTTGGTTTTCCGTCTACGTCTTCTTTTTACAGGAGCTTGCGATTCTTTGACATCCACTTCAGCTGTCTTTCTACGTCTTCTACGTTTTTTAACAACCTTAGCCTTACTGTCTGATTTAATAGCACTATCCTCAGATTTAATTTTCGGTTCAGTTTTTTCTTCACCGGCTATTTCTTTGACATTTGTGGCATTATCTGGAATGCTTTCAATATCATCAACAATAAACGTAATCTTATTAGCTTTGATTTCCCAGAAATCAAAAATGCCAAAATTAACAAACTTAGTTGTATCAATAGTGCTACTCGCCATGTCGATATTATGTGATTTTCGAATATAAGTAACAACCGGAATATCCGAATCCTGCACAATCTCTTTTAACTCACTTGTATTAGCTGCATTTTCAGGCACTGTTTCTGGAATAATCTCTTGTTTAACACTTTCTTCCACTTCATTATCAGACACGTCAGATTGAGTTGCTGCTTGTGTGTCACTTGTAATGGTCGTTTCATTTGCAGCGTTAGTATTATCTTCATTATTTAACACCTCTAAATCAGAAGCGAAAGAATCCAAAACATCATCTTTTGATTTTATCTCTTGTTTAATTTCCTGTACTCCTGCTAATTTTTTATTAGCGGCAAGCATCGACTCAATAATAACTAGGACAGATTCTTTCTGTCTTTGTTCAAGTGCAAAAAAGAGTTTGTCCATCACGGTTAGACTATTGACAGTGTTTTCCATTTTTAGCTACTCCCTGATTTTTAAAAAGAAAAACTAGATAACTAAAGCTTTGAATTTTCTGGAATATCTCTGTATAGTTTCCAAAGAAACTCCCATATAATCTTTAAGGTAATGAAGAAAACTGACACGGCCGCATCTCTCCAAAATATTAAGAGTATCATGAAAGACCTCGCCGGCTTTATTTGAACAATATTTAAGGAAAGCCTCTGATTTATTCATAACAATCTCAAGGATACGAGCTGACAATCGCTCACCTTTAGTAGCATCATCCTGCTTTAAGTCCACTAATTTCTTTTCCAGTTTATATGTAATTTCGTTATTTTCAATAACCGTAGGCATCGAAGTATCAGGTATGCAATTAAAATAATCCAACTCCTCACCATTATCATTGGTAGCATCATACTCATTAACAATACGACTATTATAATAAAACGTCTTGTCTTCACTTCCTAGCTCATCGTTTTGCTTTACTGGCAAATAATCACACTGCACAATATCTCGAATATCATCTTGTGTAATATCTTGTTTTTCGAGAAGATTATGGAGGGTTTTCGCTTTGTTTTTCATATCTGCAGAATTTTCAGAGGTTCCAGTTTTTTTATTACCTTTAACCTCGATTTTTTCAACCACGCTTCTTTTATCAGAAAAATAATATCCTTGAATATTAAGAATCTCGGAATTGATTTTAAGTTTTAAGTAATTGACAAGATACTGTCCCCGCTTTGTCATTACGGCATCACGACATCTATCATAAGTGGCCATATAAACTTTAGAAACTATATCCTCAGCGTCTATATCATTGTTTCTTACTAGCATTTTATGCAAGCGTCTGTTAACCATCGCCCTGATATATTTAGATAGAAACATTAAAGCACTTTCACAATATTTCCTAACACTATTATCAGATAATGCTCTGGGTAATTTCTTTAAAGATACAACGTCATCCAATGTCAAAAAAGGAACCTCATTACCGGCAAGCATCTCACTATGCAAGAGGCTCACATAATTCGTAAGGTCTTCATCATTCCTGATTTTTTCTCGTAAAGCTATTCTGTCTCTGGGAATCGGTATAATCTTTGATATTTCTTTATTCATTTGTGAGGCTTTAAGCACCCCGAATTTAACCTTAATTAAAGTCTTTACCATATTCACATACTCTGTATAAGGCATTGTTAATAAATTATCTAAACCAATAATAGGTTTAACGAGTGCATTTATCTCCGCACAAACGATGCTCTGCATGAATTATCCTCTCTCGGTGTTTTTCATTAAGTTAAAAATGGTTAGAGTTAGAATTTTTAAACGAATTTAATTTAAAATAATTTTTTAAAAAAGTAAAGAAAAATTTTTCAAAAAAAAATTATTTTTCTAAGAATGTGCTTTCTATGTCGTTTGAAATCTTATACAACTCAATAAAGAAGTCTTCCATCTTGCCGTTATTCGTAACTGTGTAATCAAACTTAAAGTCATTAAGGGAGTTCTCTGTTATTGACGTATCGTTATTCATAGCCACATCTCTTGTAACATTAATAGTATAATCACAGATTTTTGCTTCATTGGCAAAACGCAAATCCGGAATTATGAAATACATAACCTTATGTTTATAAGAATCTTTGTTTTCATAATAAAAGCAATTAATCTTTTTACGACAAATATTAACCCAGACATCCGGGTCTTTCTCTTTAAAAGACTGTCCGACAAAACGCATCAAATCACGGACATTAAGAGTTATATCATTGCTACCTTTAAAGTTAGATTCTTTTAATGTTCTATCTTCCATCCAGTCAAGGGGAACATTAAACGCAGCATTAACAATTTCTTTAACAGGTGTAGCAAAATGAAATATCTTTCCATCTAAAACATCTGCAAGATACTTAGCGGCAGTATCTTTACCACTATTAATTTTACCATTAATTCCGATAACACATTTTTTTGTCATTTTAATAACTCTTTCTCATCTAAAATTAATTCCAAGTCTTCCTTAATCTCATTCAAAAGATTCTTATCCCAAGTATTCTCTGAAAGTTTGTCGAGTTTAAATAAAGCCTTATTAACTTGGTTATGAACTCGATTCTTGGGTAAAGTTCGTTCAACTAACTCTTTTAAAAGAACTTGAACAAACTCTTTATCTGTTAAGCTTCTTCGCTTAAAAGTGTTTTTCAGAAAATTGAACATTTAAGAAACCCTCTTAAAATTTAAGAACATTTTAAAATACAAAAATTTTTAAAAATCCAAACCCAAATATCTTAGAGCAAATTCTAATCCATCTCTATTTAAGTCGAAATAATTTGTCACCCAATTTTTAGAAAGATTGCCTTCCTCATCAACATAACCGGTATCAATCTCTAATTGAGAATTATCATTAAGACCGTAATCAACAATAACAAACTCATCTCGGCACTCTTTATTATTGTAACGAATCCTCTCTCTTGCACAATAACTAACAAGAAAGTTCAATGCTTTTAATTCCCAAGAGCCTCTTTGCAAATCTCCCACTTTAGGCATTTTCAGCTCCACTTTCAAAGATACTGAGCTGTTCAGGAGCTTGCATGACTCGCATACTAATTAAACCGGTATCTCTCTCTATATCATCAACATAGCGTTTTACACTTGTTATGGTTACAATCTGTGAATCATCATAATAAACAACTTCATTGCAAGCATCCAGAACCGCTTTTATGACATTATCAACATCCGGCTTTTTTGTATGATATTTATTCTTTAAATCAATTTTCTTCTTTTTAGACAAGCTCTTTGACATCGGAAAATAAAGATATAATTCAACAATCAGCGGTATGTCTTCCCCAAACATCTGCCAATTATTATCTGTCATAGTTTTAATAACTTGATTTCGAACAAGGGTTTCAAAATCACTGGTCTTTTTTGGCGTATACATACGAGCAAAACCACCTCTGGAAGATACTCTGGGTCTACCTTTGCCAACTGGTGTTACATTTATTAAAAAATCCATGCACTACCTCTCCAAAATTAGAAGTATGTTAAATAAACATTTGCAGTACCAAATTCATAATTGCTTACAACAACAGAAATTTGATAATTCTCGTCAACAACCTTATCATCAAAATATAATCTTATTAAATCTGATGTATTTAATGACGGGATGTCATCTTCATTAATAAGAATATTTCCTAAAGAATCCATTAATAATATTGTAGCACCCTCATTAAAACCAGATGTCACGTTAACAATTAAACATTCGGTTTCTGCACCAACAGGCAATGAATAAACAACAGTGTTATCTTCCATTACACTAGAAGCAGTCCGTTTTAAAAGATTGCTTGTATCAATTTGATGCGACTCTACGTACTTCTTTGTTACAAGGTCGTTGTCATTAATAATCCTAGAGGCATAAGTAGCAGGGTCAATATCATCAGAAATTTTAACAACAGTCTCAGGTTTTAATGATAAAGGTCCTTCAGAAACAACCTCATTACCTGATAAAATCTTAACATCATTATCAAAGATTGAATAAGATGATGTGATTGTAAACTCGCCATTATATCCTAATATAAAAGCATTAGTGGAAGTCTCAGGATATAATTTAACATTAGAACCGTCAGTATGCACAACTAACGTGGAATAATTTGTAGAGGAATCACTTGTAGCATGGAATATCATATGGCCATTATTATCAAATAACGAACCAAGCCAATTCCAAGCAACTGCACCTGTATTTGCAGTTGTTACGAGTGTTTGATACATAGCACCATGAGGCACTTCTGCGGGTGTCTTTGAGCCATCACCAATTAATAGATTATAAGCGGTAAATGGAGGAAACTCAAAAGGTACGCCATTTTCTATGCTTGTAATAAGTCCTTTATTATTAACAGTAACAATAGGATAACTATAAACACCAGCATTAACGCCAGATTGTGTAGTAAGTAACTCATTAGCAGTTTTAAATTCCAATCCATTTGTACTTTGCTTAACAGCAACGACTTTACCAGCAGCTCCAGAGTAAGAGGCAGGAACATCAGCTAATTGAGTAAAATATTGAATTGTTATTGAGCCAGCAGAATAATTAACAAAATTAAGACCTGTTCCCTCATTATTTACAATAACAAGTCTGCCTTCATTACCAGTATAAGATGCCGGAGTATCTGTCAAAGAGATAAAAGTATCATAAGAATCAGTAAACTCTAACCCATTTTCATCAGCATTTACTTTTAGTGTCTTGCCTTTATTATCAACATAGGTGTCAGGCGTATCTGCTAACTGAATAAATTTAAGTTTCTCAATCTCAACGTCTGACTTAACAATCTTACAAACTGTTAAGTCACGACCTTGAACGACCTCTATAATATTGCCTTCGTCTCGGATTAAAACATTGTCCGACATCTTTTATTCCCTTTTGAAAAGGTTATTTTTGATAGTGCAACTTATCAACGATAGAAGTATAATCGCTCATTGTCAAAACTTCTTTATTAGCCGATAAATCAATCATCCTTTCAACAATGAAGTGCAAATCTAAATCATCATTAGCATCTTCATGAGCATATTCCAAAACACGCATAAGTAAAGGAATATTCAAAGATATATAATCAGCACTATTTAAGTTAGACTCTAAGCGATTACGCAATCTATTATACATTGTCACCTAATTCCTTCTTTTCTTCCTCTAAAACTTCATCTATCAAATCGTCAACAGAAAGCTCGTCTTCGGGAACTATATTATCTTTTTGCGAAGGCAAAATTTCTTGTCTTGTCACCGAATTATCGGGATTGACGATAATATCAGAAGGATTGTATGTCGGAGCAACAGGAGTTTCCATATCAATAGTTGGAATAGTTTCATCAACCATCAATGGCATTGCAGGGTCGGCTTCCGGTATAACAGGTTCAACAGCCGGAATAGCGGGTGCAACAGGCGCAATATCCGTAACAGGCGCAACATGGTCAACACCAATATCCGTAATAGCAGGATTGTCAACGATAACCGGCGTTTCAACAGGTGTAAGAACATCAGCAGAAGGTACATCTTCAAGAGTTTCCAAATCATCGTTCTCATCAACAACAAACTCTAAAACGTCATCGCCCTCAAACATAGGGTCAACGTCAATATCAAAATCACCTTCCGTATTACCAACATCTTCTTCATTGTCAATATTATTAATGAAATAATCTTTAATAACATCTTTCATATTATTAATAGTATCTTCATCCAACAAAGCGGATTGAATGGTCATAGTATCGCCGCCCTTATTACTCTTAACGTCAATACCAACCAATTCATCTAATTTATCAAAGAACGCTGTATTATCATAAAGCATTTTATAATAAGAAAGAACATTGTCGCCCATAGTTTCAGTAAGATTTGACAAGCATTGATTCAAACTGGAATTGTGCATATCAGCAACGTCAATGATTGCATTATTTTTAATGCGGTGATATTTACAGTTACGGTCAATAATAATTGAAGTATCATCTTCAGCTTCTGTAACAATACCAGAAACCAACGCATTGCTTTTAATCGAATAAAAAGACACATAATCATTTATTGCTGCTTTCGGCGGCTCATACATTGCAGCGAAAGTTGAAATTCTGGTTGACGCTTTAAAGATATTATTGAAGTTTTGGTCATCAATCAAAACTATTCTCTTCTCTCCATCCACATCAACGACTTTCCAAATGCTATTATCCTGAATATCAGAGATTATATCTGAGGAAATTGTTTTATACTTGGTCTTATCATAAGGCTTTGAAATCTTATTTGGCATAAGAACAAACGAAACATAATTATCAGCAACTTGCCGATAAGTGCTCTTAACCATGGAAGCCTTAACTGTAAACAAGTCAATCGCCGCCGACTTTATATCATTAAATGTATAGTCATTGGTATTAACTTCACACATAACTTTTTTGACATTCTTTGAAATGTCAAAAACTTTTTGCAAATTCAAACTAACTCTCTTTTTAAAATTCAACATTCTGACACCTATGTTTAAATTAAAACGTTTTAATTATTTTTAGCAAACGTCCTTTCGTTCACTTTCTATAAATATATATATTGTTAAAAATGGTATTTTTTAAGAAAAATCATCTAATCGGCAAAGCTCCTATTGAAAAATTTCCGGAAAAAGCGCCATTAGGATTAGCACCTATATTACATGAGCCTATTACATTACCATCTGCACCAGCGCATAATCCCCTATTAGAAATCTTTGGCAGGACATTAACAGGAGCATTAAAAATATCACAATATTTATTATCCGTTATTACTGCATGAGCCAAAACTGCTGACCTGAAAATATCATCTGTAAGGCCATCACCTTTAGCAACAGTCTTGCCTTGCATATCAACCACCGTTAAAGCTTGTAAGTAAAAATGCGCCAGTGGATAATGAATATAACATTCAGGATAGTCGCTTGTCGCAAAATTCTCAATTTTATCGAACGGAATTTCCGGTTTTGGTAATACGATATTATTATCAATAAGAGAAGTCTTAAAGAACTCAAAATCACCATAATTGACTGACTTGGTTTTTGTCTCACAATTAAGATTAACATTATTCTCTATATCGGATAATAGTTTTATATTTTGCCATCTATCAGTGCAAATCATCTTTATATTATATTGTTCTATGAGTTTCAATATAATATTATTAAAAACCGAACTATAATTAATCGGGGCATCCGGCGAAGGAATCACCTCAGTCAATAAATCAAAAATGACTTTTTTTCCTTGCAGACTGGCAATAGCAAAAGCAAAACTATTATGAGTCACACCAGCATCAAGAGCCAGTATTCTGTTTGCAACATTGTTATCTCTGATTACCGTAGAGATTCTGGCAGTCGTATAATTCTTTGAACCGACAACTTCCGAGTATTGTTCCAGATTACATATATTATTTCTCTTAGACGCACAGTTCTCTAAAAGTTTAATATCATTAATAAAAGCGTTACTGCTATTCGGAGGTACTGCACCAAAATCTCGCCAAAAATTTTTACCATGTTTTTTCAAAAGAGCTTGCATTGTGGGTCCGTCAAATGGAAGATACGGATTGACTTCCCACGTTGCTAAGTGCATACCGAACATATAATCATCATGTTTGGAATCTTCATAAAGACGACAAATCTTATCTTTTTTTGAAGACGGAGATGAAATATTAATATTCATCGGGACCGGAAGATTATCATAACCCTCTGATAATAAACGAAGATAACTTTCTTTTGCGGTCATTAAAGAGTTATTAACGGAAGCATAAATTTCATCAGCATCAAACTTGATTCCTTCAATACCACCCTTTAAAAACCAACCAACCTCGTCAGTAGCAGATGAAATTGAGGTATTGCCTCTTAATTTACGTTTATCGGGACCGAACGGAGCGATTAATATATTTTTATGCCTGAATCGCATAAAAGTATCTTTAATAACATAAAGAGGTTGGCATCCCATACGAGATGATTCTTTATCTAAAAATTCAGCATACTGAATAAACCAATTACCCTCTGTCACGTATTTATAAAGGGCATTATAAAGGAGTTCTTTCGCTTTTTCAAAAGAAAGACCAACCAATGGAATCGTAAACGGAGATGAGGGCAAAAGTTTATAAACCTTTTGCAAATTAGGGGTTTTTAAAAACCTGTGAATAATGTAAGCTAATTGGATAGACGATATAGCCGACTTTCCGCTATTGTGGTTTAAAAAGCCGTTCCCTAAAAAACAATGATGTTCAGGTATAGTAACATCATAAACGGTATCTTTACCTTTATATTCTATCGAAGCAACTTCATCCCATAAAATACCCTCTTCCATATATTTTAGATAGAAAGCTTCTAATTTCGTTTTACTGGCAAGAGACAGATGAACATATTTAGACGAACTTTTAATCTTGTTATACATAAAGGTAAGGTTGTTTCTAGTAAGTTCGACATCATCTCTTATAGCTTTTTCAAAAGAATCAAAAAAGATTAAGTGGTGTAAAGTTCCGCAGACTAACCCTTGTGTATAAAAATTATAAATAGTAACATCTTTTATATCCGCTACCATATCTTTTAACAGGTCGAAAAACTCTTCTTTAATGCAATGAGGAAATTTATCATACCAGTAACTAAAATTCTTTTGGCGCTTTTTATAAAAATCGACACATCTTGTTAGGCGTTCTTTTTTATAATCGGAGAAAAAGTTAATCTCTTTTTGAAAAATCTCTAAAAATTTACCATTAATGTTTAGTATATGGACTAAACAAGGCTTTTGCTTAGAACTTCCATTTGTCGCCCACTTATAACGAGAATAAGTTTTAGTTATTATGCCAAAATTTAATAGCATGTTTTTTAAATCGTCTATCAATCCGGCGCTTTTGCTATAATAAGTTATGCTTTGATTTTTCTCAGTACCGCCATCGCCTTCAAATAAACCTTGTAAAAAAGCAGCCTGCATTTTCTTATTGCATTTGAATATCCAACTAGGAATACGTTTTCCACTGCTGCCCGCTTTGATTTTTCCTTCTAAAATCTCGTTAAGATAAACACAAATACCTAAAAGACGTGACCCTACGGAATTTTGCGTTCTTATTATTAAGTCTTTCTGAACGATTAAACGTTTTAACTGCTTTTCGCAAAAATCTAAAACCTCTTTATCGGTGTTGACTATATTGGCGTTTTTACAGCCTTCGGCAACCCAAAAGCCTAGCATCTTACATAAATCGGCATCGGGTTTGATTCCAGTATAAGTTATTTTTTTAAGAAGCTTTGTTTGTCTTAACGCTTTAAATGCTTTTCTTGCATTTGCTCTAAACTTAGAGAATGAAACAAATGGTCTATGTTTGGTTGTCCACTCATGATTATTACCGAAGATATCGGAGTTATAATAAATCGGTATTATCTGCTTTGTCTTTAAGTCTTTAATCTTTATAAAGCCATCTTTGGTATAAAGAGGATGTTCAGGTGTTCCTTTGATAGAAAAACCACACTTTGTTTTTACTTCGTAAATATCTTCATTCTCTTTTTTATAAAAATGACTAGGTAAAAGAACCAGCTTTCTATCCGTTATTAACCTTATCTTAGTCTTATAAGGAGAAAAGCCTTCACTATTATCTTGATAAGATGCTAATTCTTTAAAAGAGAAAGTTCCAAAATTAGTAGGGATTAAAGTATCACCGGTTACACATCTTTGGCCCATGCAAGCCACATACTCAGTAGGCGTATATAATTCACCGTTTTTATACAATTCAGATTTTCTGGCACCGCATTTCGGACATTTACCATAATCTAATAACTGTATATGAGATAAAACATTTGTAACAAAATCATTAACAATAATCTTTGATGGGGTTTTTATATCTCCGAAATACTCCATATCCGTACAATGAGGACAATACTCAGCATTAAGTTTGACAAGAATCTCAATCTGTCTGGGAAATAGTTTATCAGGAATCATATTCCCAATAAAATCTCTTGAATGACAAAACTCTATGCAGTTCTTTGCCAATGGAATTTCACGGTCATCAATAGAAATATCAGGTGGAAGGGCATCCACCTGAGAAAGTAAACTGGCAACAAAGTCTTCGGGATTAAAGCTCATCTAAGATTATTTTGTTCTCTTTCTGAATAATATGTCTTAATAATTAAAGAATTTAATTCAATATAAGTATTAGGGTCAATCTCATAATCAACAGCAGGGGCATCAATTACATCGTAATCAATGTCATCTAATAAAGTTGAAAGAATAACATTGTCTAAATCTGATTTAAAGAAACTTTTACCCAGACTCCCTACACCTAATTTCATATAATCTCTGATTGCCTTTTCAACTCTATCTCTGCATTTTGAAGGCTGTGCTTTATTATTAAGATATAGAGTAACGCTTATATCTAAAGCAACTCTTTTAGGATAGAATCTCTTAAACTGGAAACCCCATATTCTTTTAGTCTTTAAATTAGCAATTAATGATTTCCAAGAATCATTAGTAAAGCTATCATCAACTAAAAGCATTAAACCAACAACATTCATCCAGTCTTTGTCATTAGGTGCAATTTCAGCTTGACCATATGCTTTACAATCAATAACGCCTGGTGTTTGTAATATTATTGGTCTAAAGTCATCACGAATAATGCAACGACCATTAGAAGCGCCGGCTTGAGCACCTAATTCAGAATAATATCTTATGTCTTTTTCATCACTACCATTATAGAATATTGTAGTTGATTCACCAATAATATCAGGGAAGTCATTACAAGACACTTCTAAATTTAAGGCATTATTATTTGCAGTAGAACCGGTCGTAACAGTATATGTAAACTCTAATGACGAATTGGCTTGCGGAATAGCACCATAAATACCATTACCAAAACGGCACTCAACAGTCCCATCAGGCAAAGTGTTTTCATAAAATTTATTCTCGCCGGCACCAAATAAAAATATAGGGTCTTCAGAGCGTTTATATTCAATAAGGCTATCTGCTTTGCATATAATATCACTATTAGATATACCCCACGGAGTATCAACCAGATTATATCGCTGATACTCCGCACCCGAAGCTATAAATGTTTGTCTCTTAACCTCACCTTCATAAAGTTCGACAGAGATAACATCTGTAGCATTATTTATAATTATAGGAATACGATTAAAGCATTGCCTATCACCTACCGTAAATTGAGTATAAGCAGGTATTTCTATGTACGGAGAATTAATATTGGAATTTTGTATATTTACTTTAACCGTAGCGGGAATTTTACGAGAGATTCTAACGCCTAAAAATCTAACATTGTAATAAATAGAGTCAGCGCATTTTGCGGTCTCAAGAAAAACCTCTCTTGCTGCCATCATAGTAGAATATTGAGAAGATTCGCCAACGGCAGAAATAGCCTCCAATAACATGGTAGCAGTTGAAGAGCGGCTTAAAGAAAGCCACGAATATTTATTAGTTAATTGAGCGGCAAGTTGGTCATATATCTGCTCATAACTCGGTGAAACATTACTTAGAGAAATTTTAGTGTCATCAGCAGCCATCTTTAAAATCCTTAAGCTTAATTAAATCAAACCCTGATGATGTGACATAAGAAACAAAGTTTGAGTTTTTAGATGAGAGTTCTTTTAACATCTTTCTGACTTTTTCTCCGTCTTTTTCTCTGATACCAAAATCATTTAAAAGTTTTTCGACAGGTACATATTTTTCATTAGAATAAGAGTCATATAAAGTAAACAGTAAAACATCAAGCGATTTTGCTATACCTTGCGGAATCTCGTTCGCCAACTTACTTATTCTATCCCAGTCAAAGTTAAAAGATTCTACGACAGGATTCTTAAAAAACGCCTTAACCAATTTGCGCTCTTGCTTAGTGCGAAAATTATCAGGCCACTTAAGAAACTCGCCAAAATTAATCCCATCATCAGGGTTTTCAACAACAAGCATACAGCAGTCATCAATAATATCCAAAAGACTCGGATAATTTGTAAACCTACGACTAAATAATCTAGGTTTTGAATAATTATCATCAAATGTTTCTTTATATAAAACATTTAAAGTTGGATTCATTTTTGACTGCTGGCTTTGTTGTAATGGCATCTTCGTTTATTTCTTTTTGTTCTTGTTCTTCTTAAAAAAGAAACCTGTCTTTTCCTCTTTAACAGGCTCGACAGAAACAGGAGCAGTATTTTCAACATTTTCTACTTTCTCCTCTTTTTTCTCTTCTTTCTTCTCTATTACAATTTTTTCAACAGATTTCTCAATTTTTTTCGCAACAGACTTTTTGGCAATCATATTATCAATTTCTGTTTTAACTTCTAAAGGTAAAATCTCCTCAGTCGGAAATTTAGTTGCATACATAGCAAACTTTCCACCTTTATCATAACAGAAAGTCTGATAAGCTCTGACATATTCCGGCGGGAATGATTCTTCCGAAGCGTCTTTTGCCAGATAATTTTTAATTTTCAAAAGTTTTATAATTTTTTGATGTAAATTAAGCATTATTTATTTCCTTTCAAGTATTTCAAAACGTCATCAACATTAACTGAATAGCAAACGCTATCCCCCTCACGATTAATATACATATACTTTCCATCCGTATAATTATTTCTTAAATCCAAAAGTTCTTCACAAATAGGCAAACCTGTATCCGTTAATTGAATCTCAAGTTCACCAATTGACACGTCTTCAATCAATAATTTACCATTTTCAAGATATCTATCAAACGGTGAATAATAATTATATGCTAAGTCTATATCAATATTATCTCGCATGGCTGATACAATCGCATCTTCCAAATCGTGTTTATCAGCTTTGCGTAAAGTTTCTAGCCAATCAGGCTCGTTACGAATATAAGCATCTCTAATCCAATATTGAATGCTATTAATATCCAAATCAAAATCAAAATCCCCGTATAGATTAAGAACATAGTCATCTCCGTATACACCTTCGACCTTATCACTTATGCAAGAGTCTAATTCATCATTTAAATCACTAACATAATCATACTCACCATAATTATCTTTATAATCCTTAACTAAATTAGTCCACCCTTTTCTATTTTTAGGTAAATTGTCGATTATATTATTTTCTATACAATACTTTGTAAAATCAGGAAGAAAATCATTATAATAAATTTTCTTAAAATCTTCCGAAATTGTATCACTATCTAAATTAAAGACAAACTCTTCTTGTAAAAAATTATCAATAAAAAATTGCACATCTTTAAAATCCGCAAAATTTTCAAGATAATTTTTAATTTCCTGCTTAATATTTAAGTATGAAACATCTAATAAAGTATCATATTTATTTATGTAAACAGTTAATTTATTAAGAAAATCATCAGTTAAATAATATAAGCCTTCTTTTTGAGCGGCCTTTTTCACATCAGAGGTGGAAAGTTCTGATAAAACTTTATGTCTCTTGGATATTACACTACTTTGAGTTTTTTTACGAGAGGGGAAATTGTAATTGTCAATAACTTTCTTAATTTGTTCATCAGAAGCACGAGCATCAATCGCATCTAAAACTCCCATAGCATCTAACGCAAACATAAAAGCTCCCACCTCACGGTCAGAACTGAAAAAATCACTACGAACATTAACACAGTCTTGAATAAGTCTTTCAAAAGTCTTATTATCAATAAAATCATCATATGCAGCAACTGCTTCACTATATCCGGCCACATTATCTTCATGTTTATACAAGAAATCATATTCTTGAGAAAACTTTTTCAAGATTTTCTTAGCCTGTGCTTCCGTGATTATCTGCATCTTATAATCTGGCACTATGCTGGCTGTCATTCTTCTAAAATTTTTCATTTTTTAATTTCCCCTTTAAATCATCGTTTTAGTATAAGAAGTTATAAAATCAAACAAATCCCAATAAGAAGTGTATTTTGGAGCATCAATATTACCGACTCGGTAAATTTCCGAATCCTTCTTCTTACGAATTATAAGAGATTCTTTTGGGAAGTCAACATAAGAATTAGGATTATCACTGGCACGTAAACGCATTGACAAAGATATCCTGCACATTTCAGTATCGACAGGCATACCAGTTCTAAATGCTTTGCTCTTGAAATCTTTAACCGGACTCACTTCGGCTTTCAATTCAATATAATAGCCGTGGTTATTATCCATGTCATACATATATTCAAGTTCAGTCTCTTCATAAGACGAAGAATCCGAGTCTAAGTCTTCATTTGCGTATGATTGCATGGTGGCAATCCAATCCTCTATAGCATCGGCAGCTTTAGTATAATTAACATTATAACCTGAAGTACAAAAGAAAACCGAATCCACATCAGCTGACGTTTCGACAGTATTTTTATTGATTTCTACTACCTCTGTCGGTATTATTCCCTCTTTATCGTTAAAAAGACCTTTATCCTCGAAGACTCTTTTCAAATCATTCAAAAGAGTGGCCTGTAAATCTTTAACTGCTGATTTAACTGAGAAAGGCCTTTTAAAAATAGATTTATGTTTTCTAAGCATTTATTTAACCTTGCATAATTATATTACTTATTACCTCACAATCCCTCGTAAGAATCAGAGAGATAATTTCTATAAATATATATTAAACAAAAATCCCTCTTTTTCACAAGAGGGATTTTTCCAACCAAAACAAACTTAACGCAACTTTTTAGAGCAAATATCTTGCAAATATAAAATTCTCTGCCACTCTTCGTCTGTGAGCCCTTTTATGAGGCCATTTTGATTTTGAAATATCTTAAGGGAAATTCCATCAAAGAATTTATCCACCGCTTTGCCGAGGTCAACCCATGTGCCATAATTAAGTGCAGTAGAGTATCTAGTACGAAAAAATAAAGCATTATCATCATCGTTCTTTTTGGCTTTTTTCTCTAATTCATTAGCCTCTGCTAAATTTTTAGTAGCCTCGCCGGTTAAACCATATAACAAAATATCAAATAATGACGCTATCGAATAACTAATATCTAACGGAACTCCTCTATAGCTAAACCTTCCTATTTTATTTTTATCAAAATAGAAGTTACTCATTGAGTAGTCATACCGTCCTTTTAACTGCACATCAGTATAATCATTTCCTAATAAGTCTTTTATAGTGCGTTCTAAACTTTCATAAGTGTTAAACTTATGTAGACTTTCGTCAAAACCTAAAGAATCACATTGTATGCTGCTATTATCAACTGAAAAATGTATTCCGAATTTTTTTGATAACTCCTTAGCTATTAATTTAGCGTACAGATTTTCAGTATAATAAAAATTTTCATCATACTCTTTAATTAAATTAACAAGATGGTTTAAATCAACTTTCATAGCTTTTTCCTTTCCTTTTTAAACAAGTTTTAAATGACTCTATAAATATATATATGGGAATTATCCCCTCACATAGATTATTTTTCCGGTCTAATTTAATCAACCTCGATTTCTCTCCAATGTTTCTTTTTTAAGGGTGTAATACCTTGCATGGCAAAAACACTAGGGACCGTTGAGTTTTTAGATGCTTCAACAAAATAGAATGGTCTATTACCGATTTTGGTCATAAAATTGTTTTCCTTACCAAAAGACTTCTTAGGGTATGGATGTTTATCATGATACGGAATACGAGCGTCTTCATCATTTAATGTTCCAATCTCATATCCGACTTCTCCGTTTTTCGGAATCCAAAAAATGCTCTCTTGTTCAAATTCTTCGCCTAAATCTAATAAAAGATTTTTTAAATCTACTTTATTTGGATTATCTGGGCGAGCATACGTTACAAAATAGCCAGTTTCTTTAACCCACTTTTCATTTTCCAAACCCTCGTTTTCCAAGAAATACCCCGTAACAGTAGTAATACTGATACTTGGAGAGGATAATTTGGCCTTCAAGGATTTCAGTCTCTGCTGATTCTCTCTCTTAGTGAATTCACCACGGCAAGCCGTAATAATACCGCAATCTGCTGATAACATCTTATTATAAAGACGAGATAATCCTGAACTCTCAACTTTCTGTTTATTGTCTTTCAATCCCGCTTTTATACGTTTAACAAAAGCTTTTTCTAAATCATACGGCTCTAATTCATTATATGGTCTGTTATATTGAGTTTTCAAATAACGAATTTCAGGAGCGGAAGTGATATGGTCGCTTTCAGCACAGCTATAAAAATAAAAAGGTCTGTTGTTTACCTTGGTCATAAATTCATTATTCTTACCAAAGGATTTTTTATCCAACTTTTCAACTTTATTCAAACCTGGATATGCGTTTTCTCTGTCGCTTGTGCCAATCAATTCCGCATAATTACCAGACTTCGGAATAAAAAGAACAGCATCTTGGTTGAATTTTTTACCAGCACTTACTACCAATGATTTAATATCAAAATCATCATTAGGGTTACGCTTGCAGACAAAGAAAGACAGTTCCCTTGATTCTCTTTCATTCGGTGTGCCTAAATAATAGAGATACGCCCCATCTACCGGTGTTATCGAAACCCACGGATTCTTCAAGAAATTTAATAAGGCACGAGTCCTTTTTAAATTATCTTGTTTGGATAAGGGTCTACGTTTTTCTGGGGGCAGATTGTCATCTTCAGGATTTGTATCTCTAAAAGCAGACACAACCCCACAATCTGACTCTAACATTTTTTGATAAAGTCTCGAAAGACTTGAATTTTCTATTTTATAGTTTCTGTATAACATGGTAGCCTCCATAATTTAATCTTTATACTTTAATTATATATAATTATTTTATAAATGTAAATCAAAAAAGACTAAAAATCATTAAAAAATCTGTTTACTTTTGATTCAATTTAATATACAATATTATTATATAAAGTGCAAGAAAAAATTATGATAACTTTAAAGATTAGATACACAGTTCAAGAGTCATTTAAAGATACTATCTCTAATTACCAGAGACAGTATAATAATCTATTACATTTATTCTACAATAGATTAAAAGAAGGTATATCAGAAACAGCTTGTAAACATTTAGAGTTTAATAATCTCGAATTAATGAATAGTTGGTTTAGACAATCTTGTGTTAAAGACGCTAGTTATTTGATAAAAGATTCTAAAGATGAGGTTATTTTATTTGGTGGTAAGAAACTATTTGAGCAAAGATTTAGAAAGAATATCTCTAAGGAAGACTTTAAGGAGAAAAAATTAGTTCCTTTTACTTCTACGGGAGAAGGTAGATGTAAAGGTAATAGGTTATTCAGATTAGTTGAATCTTTAGATAGGGTTATCTTTCAACCAAAATCAGGGACTAAAATTTCTTTGAATCTTATAGGTGTAGGTAAAAATAGGGTTTCTATTTTAAGAAAGTTATATCGTCATCAATTATCTTGTGATTTACCTATAACTTATAAGCTTGATAAACAATATGTTTACATATCTTTCGATGAAATTATTCTTCAAGAAGAATTAGTCAAGCCTATTGAAAATAGAGTAATGTCTATCGACATGAATCCTAATTATATGGGTTATAGTATCTTAGATTGGAAAGATTCTGAAAAATTTGAGATTGTTAAAACCGGAATTATCTCTTTAAAATCGTTGAATGATTATGATAAGTCTCTAAAAGACAGAAAATTACCTAGCAATAGTAATGATAGAGTTTATACTCATAATAAGAGAGTATACGAAACTTTAGAATCTTCTAAATATCTCATCAAATTAGCTAAACATTATCAATGTGAGTGCTTTGCTATTGAAGATTTGAACATGAAATCTAAAGATTTAGGTTATGGAAGAGCTAATAATAAACTCATTTTAAATAACTGGAATAGAAATAAACTTTCTAGTAATCTTGAAAAACGTTGCAAAATATTAGGAATCAAATTCTTAAAAGTAATTCCTAATTACAGTTCAATAATAGGTAACTTAGTTTATAGAAATTTACAGTTACCTGACCCTATTCTAGCATCTATTGAAATATCCAGAAGGTGCTATGAATTTAATCTTCAATACATTATGAAGATTAAGAATAAAACAAAGAATATAGTTCTACCAATTTTAGAATCGTTAAAAGATAAAGTAAAACACTCGTTGGAAGAAGTAAAGTGCTTTATTGATTTTGAGAATTGGCAAGAATTATTTTCCTTGTTAAAGAAATCTAAACTTAAATATAGATTTCCTTTTGATGAAAAAGTCTTTGAGTCAAAAACTTTAAAATTAGTTAATCAATTTTACTGATTTTAACGAATTTTAATATTTTTGGTATTTAAAGAAAAATTTAAAGCCTATGTTGATAAATATACATTAAAGCTTTAAATGCGTGTTTGCAAATGCCGGGAACCATACCAGGATTTGTTTCAAGAGGCATATTACCATTACTGTATTTAATATCTGAAATATAATGCAAAGAGTCAGCGACTTCTTTCCGATATTTATGGTCTGCACAATCACACTCATATCTAACTGACTTACAGTCAACAAGTCTATCTGGGTAATTCGGGTCCGATGAATAAACCCTGACTCTATGTAATCTCGGAGCTTCACCTGGGATTCTTGTCACCGTAACAAAATTAATCTCTCTATTAGAAACAATATCAACCTTAGCAATATTAACATACTTAGATGTTTTTAATTGAACTGCCCACACTTTCTTTAACAAGAGAGTAACAGGGAATCCTCTGAATTTAAAAGTGTCTTGTTTGTATTTACTTGGAGCAGACAATACCCGATTACGTCTCATAGGAGATTGACTTCTTTTAAAGAAGCTTGGATTGCGTCTATCACTGATTCGTCTTATTCTTTCCATCGTTAAACTCCTTTATTAATCTTGTAAACTGTTACAGTTTCGGTTGTTGTATAATCATAATCGGATGATGTTCCCTCAACAACAGGACCGTCTCTTTTTGCGGTTATAACAATATGTCCAAGACCGCCATGTTGCTCACCACCTGTTTTAGCAAAATAAAGAATACTTGTAGCTATGCCGGATGACGAAATGCCACCTACAGTAGTTATTGTTTGTCCAGAGGTTTTAGATGTCGTAAAAGAATTGCCTATTGGCGTGCTTTTACTGTTTGAAGTGTAAAAACGTCCTGATACAGTAGTGTAACTAGAACTTCCTCCACCTGAATATGTTCTTAATATAGAAGTATATACTTGAATACCCGTTATGTATAAAGTATAAGGGAATTTAACTTGCCACCACGCAGAAGCATAAGAGGGAATCCATGACCAGTAAGTATTGTATTGAAAACCTCTGAAAGGATTATGAGCATAATTATTTGCAGCTCTATTATACAAACTTGAAGCGTTTACCTGAATAGTACCTTCAGAAGTATTTGTCGTATCACTAGCTAATACCGGCTGTGTCCAGTTAACCTTAGTTTTTTTCCAGTAATGAATAACAGTCTGCTTACCCGCATTATGAACATAAAAAGTATTAGCATTAGTGTCTTTATTTATATAGTAATCTGCCATTTTTATTCTCTGCTTTTCTTTTTAGCATAAAAACTTTTCAAGTATCACTTTTCGCTCATCTTTTTCAAAGCGTCACTAATCTGTTGATTAGCTTTATCTTCAATGTGTTTTCTCATTTCAGGAGTCAAAGGTCTCCGTCTGCCCTCACTATCTCTAATTCGAGGGCCATAAAGATTATCTAACTCTGTAATATGTCTTGCCTTATTAGCACTACTAAGAATACCTTTGTTTATATTATTAACAGACGATGATAAAGTATTTTCCGGATTCTCTTCTTCGCCGGAGGGTTCGTTATCCGAAAAATTATCATCACCGAAATTATCACTTCCAAAATTATCTCCACCGAAATCATTGTTGTCGAAGCCACCCTCATCAAAAGAATCAGCACCTTCAACATTAAGAAATTTTAAAACCTTTTCTCTTTTGGCATCCTCAATCAATGCTTTCTTATTCTCAGCTATTTTTATTTGCAACTCCGCATCATTATCCATTGCTTTAATCAAATCATCAATGTTTTCACCGCCGGCAGCCGCATATAATCTTAAAGGTATCGGAATGCCTTTCTCTTCAAGTCTTTGCAAGATTTCCATATAGTCAGTATCGGCATGAGGCTTTAACTGTCTTTCCCAGAGAATTGTAGGCATATTATACTCTCTGCCATCTTCATCTTTGTTATTATTGACAGCTAAGATTGTTAAGGGGTTAATATACTCAACTTTTTTAGGCTCGTCAATAGTAGAAAGAACTGCACCCGTTTTATTCTCTTTATAAAATCCGTTATCTTTAGCAACAATCTTAAATAATTTCTCTTCAAAAACTTTGTTAGAGATTAATTCTCTTGTATAAGTAATATTATCCATAAAACTCGAAAGAGCCGCCTCTAATGTATTAAAGGAAGCATCCCCAGATAATATTCCCTCATTAACACCAAGTGCTTCTAATTTAGCTTTAGTAGCAAAATCAAAAATCTCTGTCCAGTTCCAAAAATCAGAACCTGCTTTTATATCACTAAATTGAACACCATTTCTCGTAACAACAATACCGGAAATAGGGTCAAGGTCAGCAGCTAAAACTAGGTTAGCAATCTGTGTTAACTCTTCATTAGTAGGTTCCCATACACCGTCAATACCTGCTTGGATGTGCATAATAGCTCTTTGTCTGCGTTGTGCCGACTCAATCGTTCCTTTAATAAGAGCTTTCTCGACAAGATGAATTGTCAAAATTCTGTTAAAAAATGAGCTACCCATATTAGCAGTAGACATCCCGCCTCTAGGAATATACATTGTATATTCAGGCTCTAATTGAATAACGTTATTGCCATTCCTATCACTTGTCATATAAGGAGGCAGTTTTTCTTTCAACGCATCAATACGAGGGTCCCCTGTTATATCTAAAACCTCTAAAATTTGTGGTGGTAACTTAACATCGACAATAGGGTCTCCAACAAATAAACCGAGGTTCTTTATAATAGCATCATCTAAATTATGTGGGAATAAATAATTAAACTTTGAATCTCTATAATCCAAACTGCCTAAAAAAGCACCATTAACAAGATAGTCAACGGTAATTGCCGGAAGCATAGAACGTAAAGGTAAATTTGCTATTGCCGAAGCGTATGTATCTAAAACGCCTTTATCATCTATACCGACTAAGTTAAAATCAGAGAAAGGCAAATTAGCGAATATGTCAACAACTGCCCCTGCTAAGTCGTAAGAATAAATATCACGATATATCTTTCTTTTCGTAACCCAGTCGTCAGCATTAATAATGCCGTCCAGTATCGGAAGGTAGGGGGTCAAAGAACCAACAGAACTACCTGCCATATTATTAGCATTGCCAATACCACCAAAAGCCGGAACACCCGAAGCTGTCACTTTGTGCTTTTTCTTACCTGACGGGGAAGGAAGTTTTTCAGTCGCACTACACTCAGACAGGCGTTGCTCAACAGCTTTAAGATTCTTTTCACTAGAGATGTTTTTATTCTGTAAAGAAGAACCTAATGCGTTAGCTACGACAGCTTCAGGCTTTTTCAACTCAGATGAAACAACACGATATGCAAAACCTAATTTGCCATCAACTTGTTTTTCTAAACCATATTTACTAATATTCTTAAACATATATAGTCTTTCTATAGAAAACGTTTTCTATAAATATATATTAAACAAAAATCCCTCTTTTTTACAAGAGAGATTTTTAAAAGAAACGAAATTGAAGTTTAAAAATTTGTTACGCCTCTGTCTATGTAAACATTACCCTCTATTAATCTAGTAACATCCCCACTCGGAGCTTTCAATAATATATCATAAACCCAAGTGCCACTTTTATAGAGTTGTCTAAATTTATCAGCAGCCATATAAATTTTGATATGTCCATTAGAAAATGTCTCTAAAGTACCATCGTCATCTGGCGAGTTCCCGCAAGTAGCAACTACAATATGACCGTCTTTACGTTCTTTGATTGACATTTTACCGGTGTAATCACTAAGATTTTTGACTACACCGGTCCCGTCTTTCCAAACAAATTCGAGATTTAAAGATTCATTGGCTTTCGCATAGATGTTGCATATACATCTGGCAGCAGGAAAATCAACCTGATATTCCTCTTGTGATTGGTTAGCTACGGTATAATCTAAAAGTCCGCTCATTTGCTTGAAACCTCATTTTAATTCATGCGATAAATATAGAATCCATCTTGTTCGTTTTCATAGAAAACGGCTTCATCCATAAAATACAAATCCTATTCTCATCTATTTAAAACCATACAAAGTTATCTTAGATTTAGAATAGAATTTGCTAAAAACTCTGGAAGAGTATTCTTCTAAAGAATGTCTGTATTTCAATTCAGACATTTTTATTATATCAAAGAGTTCTTTCCAAGACTTATACATCCAGTCTATTGATTCCTTCCAACGGTTAAATAGACTTTCTTTTGTTATAAGACTAGGATAGAATTTACCTTTGATATACTTAAAATTAGCTCTACGAGCTAACTCTAAAGAGGCAGCTATAGCATCTGGATAGTTATAGGATAGATTTCCTATGAAAGATGAGTAGCAAGGATTAACCTCTTTAAACTCTATGTTATTTAAAACGCACTGCTTTCTGATTGCTTGGTACAAGCAAATGCGTTTCCATTTGTTTTTAGTTCTACGATTAAGTTCTCTCGAATTTAGATTATTAGATTTGAAATTTAAGTCTTCAATTCCAAATTGAGATACTTTAAAATTTTTACAGATATTTATGATTCTCTTAGCTACTTCTCTAAGTTCATGTTTTTGTTTGTTATTCTGATATTTAGATTCTTTAGAGTTACTACTCTTATGTAAGTTTTTCATATAATATGAAAAGTTTATCAATTCACTATATAAAACTTTTTGGGTATCTCCGTTAAATTCACTAATTGAGAATCCTATTGAGTCAGGATTCATATCTATGGCAGCTACTCTGTTATTAAAACCTTGGTAGTTACTGGTATAAATAAGAGACTCATCAAAAGTTATTGATATAGTATCTAACTTTAGTTCAACTGAAAAAAGGGCTTTCTTATTAGAACATAGTCCTTCTAACTTAGTTAACTCATAAAGATAATTTTTTCTAAGTCTTGGAAGTTGCAACTTTATGTGTTTCTTAGGTGAAAATTTAAAAATTACTAAGTTAGAATCTAAATCAAGTTTAAACTTTCTATTACCATTTCTTAAAATCTCGCCTTGAGAATAAATACCTAATAATCTATTATTCTTAAAGTCTTCCTTACTAATCTTTTTCTTCAATCTCTGAAAGAAATTAAACTTGCTACCAAAAATTACTTTAGAATCTTTATTAGTCTTAAAGAGGTAGTTAGCTTTCTTAATAGCGCACTGGATTAACCATGAATCATTAGGTATTCTATTAAGATTCTTAGAGAGGTTCCTAATCGCTTTCTCTGAAAGATTTTCCTTAAATCTATTGAAGGAGTATCTAACCATATTAGAAGACTTAGAAATCTCATTTTTAATAAAATTTCTATCTTCTACAGAACAATTATATGGTAAGCTTATTGTCTTCAAGTAAATACTCCTTCTATAAATATATATTAAAATTATTGTAACCTATTTCATAGATTTAAACAACAGTTAATGAAATTGATTTAATTACTGTTTTTAGGCATAAGATTTCTCCTATTTTACTCTTCGTCCTCGGAATCATCTTCCAGATAACCATTCTCTTTACAAAAATCAATAAAATCGTCTTTATCAATGTGGTTATTCAGATAAGCTTCATAATCATACTCATCGATAGAGACAAGATTGGCATAACCATTAAACGCAAAATACGCATCATTAGGATTGAAAGATTCTCTATGAGAGGTACCATCAGGCTTTTCATACGGATTATATTTATAACCGAAAAAGACACTATTTAATAATCTAAAATAATCATTGCCGTCATTTACAGGGAATATTTCAGGTAACATGCCCATTTCATAAGGTACATCATCGGGGTAATTCTCACTTAAATATTCATAACCATACTGTCCCAATAACTCCTCATATTCCTCTTTGCTAAGCTCTTTTTCAGAAAGAACTCTTTTACGAGACAACATTCTATTTGATGCTACCACTCTTTGTTTTAATGATTTTCTTTTCAACATCTTTTTAATTCCTTATATAAGTATTACTTATTACCCCCACAATCCCTTATAAGAGTTAGAGAGATAACTTCTATAAATATATATTAAACAAAAATCCCTCTTTTTTACAAGAGGGATTTTTAAAAGAAACAAAATTAAGTCTTAAACTGCCTTATCGTAGAACCTTAATGACTCTTCTTTACGTCTCTCTTCACTAAAGGAATCAATCTTTTTAAG